GCTTGTGTACATAAAGGGAAGCTTTATTGCGTTTGTTCATTAGACGGCTCTGATTCAAAATATGAAGTAGAATCTTCATCAGGTGGTGCTACTGGATGGAGTGGTGCGACAGGAACAGGGTGGCCTGCTGGTGGTAGTGCCAACTATATAGCTACTGCTAAATCCAGGCGCAATGCTTTTGATGATGACTTTGGTAGAATTCTTAGTTTTGGTAACACTCTTGTTACCGCTATTTACCTAGACGCAGACTCGTCAGATGGAGATGATACGATTGCCATCTGGTCAACAACAGATGCAGGTACAAACTGGGCTAATGATTGTACAATCCCAAGCGGTGACGGGCCAAAAGCGTTAGTAGACTGGTATGATCTTGGACTTAATAGATCGCCAGTGTTGGTAACCGCAGAAGGTATTTATAGTATTGACCTGGCTAATAACACTTTCACTCTCATGTATGGGTTAGATGGAGATAGTAATAACGGGCGATGGGCTACTGTTGGTAACGATGGAGCGCTTTATTTTGGCTTAGGTAGCGGGGCTGTTATGCGCATGGCACTGACGGACAGCAACACGCTGGACATTATGGATGTTGGGCCACCAGGGGAAGGGTTAATAACCGCACGACAGGGGCATGTAAACTGCATGGCAGCGACCCCTTCTGAGTGGTTGTTGGTTTCGTATGGTGGGCATAGCGCAGACCATTATGCTTCCATCTTTGCGATAGATACAAGTGTTATTCTGAAAGATGAAGAGTCAGGCAAGCGATATATGCCGTGGCACTCGATTTATTATTCTGGGGCGGTAAACTCGGACATTACTAATCTTATTTATTCTACTGCTGACGACAATATACCTCGGTTGCATTTTGCGTTTGAGGGAACATTGTCGTCAAACGTTTGGTTTATTGAGTACCCATTTGATGTACCAACTCAAAACGCCGCTATTCAGTATAACCAGACTAGTATATTGAGATTTCCAGAAGACGACTTAGGGGATCCACAGTCTAGCACCATGATCTTGCAAGCATTAGTTGATGCTGATGATCTTGGTGGCACTACTGGTTCTGGTGGCACAGACGAAAATCACATTGAATTCCGTTATGGCATCGATGGCGCATCTGATTCGGGAACTAGTTTAGGTGATTTCCTTGGCGGCCAGAAAACCTTGTCCTTTGGGTCTGGTGCAGGTATCAGTGCCAAGCGGATAGGAATAAACCTGTTGTTTACAAGAGATGATTCACCTAACACAGAGACACCGCTATTACACGAGTTTGAGTTACAGGGGCAAAACGTATACCTGGACAAGAAGGCGTGGGATTTCACCATAGATATTGGTGCTACTGCCAGGGACTTCTCCCCTACTGTGGCAGCCAATGAAAAGGCTGAAGAAGTTATTATTTCTAATATAGAGACTGTTGCTCAGTCTACTACACTGGTGACCTTTAAGTCTGGTCGCATGACACAAACCAGGGTGCGTGTGCCAAACGAAGGAGCGCCTGTGTTTAACCTGACTGTAGAGGATTCGTTCCTGGATGACACTGGTTATCGCACTGGGTTTGTAACCCTGCGAGTAGAGGAAGGTATCTAAAGAACGTCGAAGGAAAAATAGTTATGGATCTTGCTAATATAAAATTGCCTATTGCTGTTATCGGCATCATTGTTGCCCAAGCCTTTGGCATTATATGGTACGTCGCACAGTTAGACTCTACTGTTAAGAATCTTGACATCTCTGTGGCAACTATCCAGGAGTCTGTGCATGAGGAATTTGATGATGCAGACTTACGAAAAACCATTGAGGCTCTTGAAGACAGCATTGATGAACTGGAAACAACGATAGCCATCATAGAGAATGAATACCGCACCATCATGAGTGACCACAATAGTTTTGCTGATGCCTTAAAAGCACTAGGTGAAGCTGGAGTTCTGCCAAGTGGGGAACAAAGAATATATGGTGGGTACGACTAGCTATGGAGACTGTAAGACGTGAGGAGATACAGAGCAATACTAATGGCGTTAATGTCTTTGGGCCTAGCGGTAGCCAGAGAATCACGCACATGTGGTACGCCAAGAGTGCCCGTGACTTCACGCCAGAACTTAAATAGGGTATTCTGGTCTAGGTATGACCAGTCTATAAGGGGGCCTAAATGAATATGGGCAAAGTAAGACCACAGATATTTTTAGCCATTCTTGTGTTGGGGATCCTGGCAGTTGTAGGAGTTCAGAACGAAATGGCAGAAATTGCAACTGGAACCATAGGTGGAATTATTGCATTAGGCATGAAAATCCTAGAAGCGGAGTAAGGTTATGATTAGAATGATATCGTCAGCATTGAAATCTCTAGTGAGATTAGTGTTAGTTATACTTCTTACGCCCTACAAACTAGCCAAGTACTTAGCCCGTGGTGTAATGCCAGCATCTCGAACCAGTACATCATGGCTATGGTGGTTTACCAGAGAGTTGGTAATGGTTCCAGTGTGGTTAGGTCGGGCATTCCTCAAAGAGATATGGACGATAGCCACAACAACATACCGATTAATACTCCGATCCCCAAGACAAACATACAACAAGTTTGTATTCTATCGTGACTGGGTGATGGTTAAGGTGGAATACCTACAGAGCGAGAGTCAGAAGTGGTCTGCATTTTTTACCACGCTAAAAATGCCCTACCTCGCACTTAGAGCATTAGGCGTGTCACCTAATATGGCCATGACTCTTTTGATTGGTGGCAGTGCCGTGGGTGGAGGGGCAATCGTGGCAGAAGTGTTAGAGCCTCCGACCTTTGAGAGTGGTTCTCCTGGGCAGTATGCTGCTCCTAGTATTAACCCAGTTTACTTTGAAGAAAAGTACAATACGTTGCGTCTTGATGTAGGTGCTACAGCCGTAGGTCTGGTAGAGATAACAGATACTACACTGGGTACTGCCTATACTGGTTCTACTCTCCCAAATGGTGAGACCAATGTAATCATTGTTGGTGGACTCCCCACTGTACAAGACCCTGCATTTACAGGAACGTACCTTGAGGTAGGAACTCTTATTGTAGACCGTTGGCGATGCCAAACTTTAAAGCTTACCAATATAGAAGCACATGAACTTATTGTGCATGGTAATACCAGTGATGGACAGTCCATTGCTGCGGTTGCTGGTACTCCTCGTGACAGGGGTATCAACGGTGGTAACAGGGCTACCGATATGATTACGTCTGATTCTTATTATGACCAACTAAAGATTACAGCAGCTACCTCTGGTGTTAACGGTAAGATAGACGTACTAAGGCTTAGTAATTTGTACTCGAAGGGCGGAGGGTGTCTGATAGACAGGGTTAAGGCGGGTACAGTAGAGATCACGCTCAATGAAATAGGTGGTGATAGTGATCTGGCTACTAAGGCGTTTGAGATAGAGACGAGTGTTATCTACAAGTCCTTCTCTAATGTAGATAACGTAGAGATAGCAATGGCAGTACCTGCTGTTCAATAGGAGAATGATGAGATTTGAAACAGGACAGACAACAGTTGGCACGGCTGGTACAGCGGTACAGCTTAATAACTCAGGTAGTTTAATGCATGAGGTTAAGGTGAAAGCCTTGGCTGGCAACTCTGGCTTGGTCTACCTGGGGATTAGCACTGTGTCTGCTACCACTGGCTATGAGTTAGGAGCCAACCAGGAACTAACCATATCCTTTTCACCATTAGGTGGTAGGGTGTCAGCAAGCCACCTTTGGGTGGATGCTGCTACTAACAACGATAAAATATCCTGGTATATGGTGTTGTCTGGATGAAGAATCATCCTAAGAGGTGCAGTGCCAGGCACCAAGATGGAAGTCGATGCCGAAAGAAACGCAGCGCGGGTACACTGAATTGTATGGCCCACGCAAATAAGCGTTGAAAGGGGATTTATGGGATGGCTAATAGGATTACTACCGAAACGGTATAAAGATTTGTTGGCATTGGGAGAGCAGATTATTTCTCGTCTTGATACCCCAGAAGAAAGAGAAGCGGCTGTAAAGTTTGGTATGCAGATGCTATCAGAGGATGGTGACGGTGGTTCCAGGGTAACAGTTGCTGAATGGGCTAAGTTTGGTGGTAAGCTGGGGATATTAAAGAGCCGAACAAAAAAGAATCCATAGTACAGTCAACCTTATCCCTATAAAATCGTGCTACGGCAAAATATGAGCTACTTAGGAGAGAGAATATGCCTAAATATAAGGGTAAAGAGTATGCATACACCGAGAAAGGTATGAAAGATTGGAAGAAAGCTAAGCAGGCCGACAGGAAAAAGAGAAAGGCTTCTCAGAAATAGGTGTTCCTGAGCTGAAGTGGCGTTGCTTTGGGACACGGCAAGCAACTGCCATAGTGTGCAAAAATTTTTAAATAGAAAGTTTCTCGAAAGAGAGCGTTCTATCATAAGTTCCTTAATATATTCAGACTTGATAAAAACCAATACCCTTCCTGTGTTGGTAAAGAGATATGCTTATGTTTGTAATTGCGCCACTTCACTTAAATAGGTATCCCTTGGGGCAGCGTTGGGGATGCAAAAAATTTATAAATCGAATGAATTAATAGCTAATATAAGAAGAAACAAACGAGAGTACACCGCGTTGCCCCATAATACAGGAGATGATATGAGCGATACAGTATATGAGATAACTGATTATGATCGGCAGGAGAAGATAAACAGAGGGGCCATTCGTAAGTATCTAACACCTGAAGCCAAGGAGATGGCGGTCTGTCCTTCCACGGGAAATGGACATTACTGGTATGTAACCTCACCACCGATACAGTCATACTATTGCAGGGACTGTGGATCTACTAAGTCCCATAGTCTACGGGCCTCTTTGAAGTTTATCTGGTAGCCATCGTTAACAATAAGTAATCTGGTTTGTGACAGACACATTCACACGACTTGTTGTGACATCTGTTGTGTTCGCTCCTAAAGCACGGCATGGATAGGATTATTTTACTCATTGGTTTATCCTGGGGAGAGCCAGCCCTTCTCACAGTAGATGTAGTGTGCCTAACTTTTCTACCACGGCTCCAAATGGCGGGCCACCACCTCATGGTAGGACTATCCACGAGGTCGAAAGGAGTGAGCATACCTCGGCACGAAGTATCATCCTACCCTAGCAATGTTACCGTGACTCTCCCCGATGTATTATAGCACTAAGACCAAGCTTCGTTCTGGTGGTGATACTTCTCTAATAAGTCATAGACATCGCTCATGGTGTCTTTGGAAAGGACGTTATCGTGCATCTCCGCTTCTTCCCACACCCTAAAGAGCATGGATCTGGTTTGAGCATAAACTGTTATGAGGTTGCTCTCTTCGTCTCTCATTTGTCTCATGTTCTTCTGTGTATGGCAGAAGCATCTACAACCCTGAGTATCACAAAGGTGATCCTGGATATCTTTTCTTTCACAAACTGGACTAATCATTATTCACCCCCATAGGAATCTTCTTCATTTAGTTTCAAGTCCTGTACAATTTTATAGTCAGGTGCTAAGTGTTGTTTTACACCCCAGTTAGCATATGCCCTTCCTTTGTTCCACCATTTAAGTACGGCTACTATATCCTGCTGTACTTCTAATTCCTCTGTGTTCTTAGCCAGTGCCTGTAAGAGGATCCTAACCACATCGGACTGGGCTTGGTTCTTCCAGGTTAACATAGAATCCACAATTTCTTTTTGTTCTTCAGTCAGAGTAACTATCATTATCCTCTTTCCTCTTTATGACTCAGGATCGCTTTGCGTAGTTGGGCGATGGTATAGTTTCCATTAAGCAAGTCCGCTATCGTATCAGCAAGGTCTTCTAGTGCCACTGCGACCAACATGTCATCATAGGGAAGTCTCCAACTCATAATATCAGCTATCGTTACGTGCTTAGGCATTATCCTCTCTCCTCTCTTTGTTGAACTCACCGTTTCACATCGTAGACTTTTTTGATGATTGGTGCATCGCTTGGCCCCTTCAGGTGTTCCTGTATCCAGATGAGCTTATGCCCCTTCCTTGAGGGATACCACTGGGCACGGATATGCCCTCGCACCCACCATTGGTGGTGAAACTTTCCCCCAGTGGCATTACCAACGTCGCTAGGTGTGCTACTCTCCCTTAGTTTTACCACATGGATGTTTGGGTCTACATCTTTAACTGATGCTCGCGCCAACGAACGTCGCGTTGGGCGGTCAAGCCGCTCTCTATCGGTTGATATGTACGGGGAGTTTAAGAAGGCGAGCTTAGATAAGACGGGCCCTACAAAAGACTGTTGACCTTCAGTATAGTCATCAGGCCATGTAGACCCTATGTGTATAGCGGGCGATGGAACTATGTGTAGCCCAGCCGAATCAACTCCAAACAAACAGGTGTTGATTACCCCGTCTCCCCCGTACCATATAAGCATCCCGTCTCCGTCAAACTCTATGTGATGCCCACTCTGAGGATATTCATATATTACTGTCCGCGGCCCTTCCCACGTCCAATACATAAATTGGTAGGGCAGCACATTCTCTGGTATCGTATGGCGTGGAACAGGCAACGCTTCTGCCATGTCCAGTATCTGGGGCCTCCAGAGATATGTTACTGCCATACTTAGAGCAAAATACGCCATCGTCCTGACCCGTGACTGATCCACCTTGGATTCCCCAAAATTCAAAGCAAGTGGTACTTCCGTACCAGTAGGTGCAGGCCCTGCTGTCTCACCAGGAGCAAGTGTCACAGTCGGTGCTGTCGATCCTGACAACAACATATATACTAGTCGCTCCCCTTCCGCTTGCCATGCATTCGTTATCCTTCCACTAGGATTCTCACCCCCCCGCATATGTCGCATCACTAAGGGGTGGTTCCTCAGTTGATCCATTGCCCCTCCCTTATCATTAAGTGCCTCTAGGATCATCTGCGGATTATCAAGCATGATCTGTGCTTTCATCTGTGCGTCTGTGCTTGATGATGCCCCACCGCTGCTCACAGATTCAATCACCTCGTCAATGTCTTTCTTTGTTACCATTATCCTATCTCCTTTCTACGCTGTGCCGAGGCACATCGTTACGCCCTTCCCATATCTCAGTTTGCCTATTGAAGGTTGATGGGTAAGGTTTAGGGAATGTTTTGTTATATGCCTTTTTCTGTAGTTCTATCATTCGCCACATGTTCACGTTTAGTTTATTGACCGCCTTCAATAACTCATAACGAGTTCTTGTTTCTTCAATTCTAGTCATTATCCTATCTCCTCTACTTCGATAATTGTATTGTTATGCGTAGGAACAAAAACACGCTATGCTGTCAGAGTCTCCATCCCAGGATAACTCCAGCGATAACTGATTGGTGTTAATTTGTTGTTCCATCTCTGCTAGTGGCAATGAAGTAACCTCTCCATCAATAGTGTGCTTTGCTATTGCATAGGTTGCCCTTGCGCCACCTTTGGCACGTTGCTCTTGCTCCCAGTCTCGTACCTCTTTGAACCTGTCAGGAAACTCGTTGCGTAACCTGAGCCACTCTGTCACCCCCTGCTTTACGCATCTACCGCCACAGTTGTTGTGCGGAAACCCCATGTCATATAGCCTGGGCGTTTTAATGCCCCAACTTTCTGTTGTGTTCCTATGTGGTGGCATAGCGTAGGGCTTCCACATTAATGGAAAGTCCACAGTTACGCCGTCAATTTTCTCGTACTCTATCTTGGGTCGCTCACCCCTATGAGCCTCTGTCCAGTCCATCCCTAAGTGTATGGTGACTGGTTTTGGCAGAGACTTTACAAAATTACTGAATGGGTAGACCTTCAATTCTAAAGAACAAGGAGCCATCCGACTATTGGGAATAAGTTTACGTTGTTCAGCTACTTCTAGTGGTGTGCGACCATCAACATATCTTTGTATTGGTACATTAAAGAACTTCTCTAGGTCATCCAGGAATCGGTACAGATCTTCGTCTTCCCATTTGGTATCAGCAAACCATAGCATTGTATTCTCTGCACCGTACCGCTCGATCACTCTATGTGCCGCAACCGCAGATGCCGTTCCACCAGACAAACTAACAACGTGTTTCATTCTATTTCCTCTACTTCTATGATGGTATTGTTCGCCGTGCCTCTCTCATATTGGAGAGTGTAACTCACATGGTCTGCTGAGTCATCTACTAGCAACCCTGCTATTACTAAGCCATCTATGTATGCTTTCATACTAGCCAATAGGTTATCCGTATCCCTTCGCCGCTTGTCCCTAGCTACCCAGGTTATGGTGATATGTGCTTTCTGGAATGGGCGGTCTGGTTTACCCTGGGACATTACTAATGCAAAGGAATCTTCTTTTGCTTGCTTCTTAGCTGATGCAAGCTGAAAGCGATTCTTGAACCTGTTAGGGTTCAGATTAGAGTCTGGTAAATGACCCAGTTCAATTCTCATGTTACTCGTCTAGCTTTCTTATGGCCCATATCAGGCTCGCTGCCAGTAGCGTGAAGACTAGTGATGCCGTGCCTAAGCACTTAGTCCAGTTAGTATCCTTGCCTTCTTCCTCTTCCTCTTCTTTGTCTTTGGTACTCATAATAAATTCCTTTCTATTATTAAAGATTCCCAAACCCTTCGAGGATTACCGTGGCTCTTCACACTAGCTGATGTTCTAAAGTGTTCGGTGGGTCTAATCCAGTGGAGTGACTTTGCCTTTGTAATCATTGGCCCCATAGCCCTGTTGTCATAGGTAGTTCCGTCCAGGAACTTCCATACATCATCGACAATAAACAGGTGGTTGTTCTTAGCGCACTTCCATATAGCTTCCATAGCCTGCATCTTCCATGCGTTATGCGCTCCTTCTTCCACCATAGCCATGCCTTTCTCCTTAGCCATCAATGCCTGCTCTAACGATAACTGATGTGCCATAGATCCCCCTTTCATTTCTGATTTGATGATTGCCACCCTGTGCTTGGTATGAAGTATGCGCCACCTTCAATAGAAAACAACCTCTCTAGTCCTGATGGATCATAATTACGTTGCGCCCAGTTCTTACCCTTGACTATGGTTATCTTACCTGCATCTAGGGAAAGGTACAGTCTCGGCTTTTCTAAGCTGTATTCTGCGCCCCTGCCAAGCAATGCACCTATCTTCTTTTGCAATGCTACAATCACCACTCCTTTACCAATGACCTGATTAAGTTTCGTTAGTAAGTCATTAACTATGTATGGTGTTTCGGTGAGTTCCATAAAGTCTATGATGTTAATAGCATCAGGTTTGATAACTTCGTGGAAGTCAGTTGCCCTGACAAAAGGTTGCATAGACCAGTCAGTCAGAGGCATATCAAATAACTCCATGCGAGCCTGTAACTCCTGTTCTCCCATCTCCGAACACCAGTAGTATATAGGGAAGCGGTCTTGGTTCAGACGTATCACATTCAACAGCAACGCAGTCTTCCCAGAGTTCGGTGAACCTGCTACACAAACAATGTTGCCAGGGTATATGTTTACTAGATCTTCGATACCCAGAGGCCAGTTGATATTCATAATGGTAGCGTGTTGTTTTCTGGTGAAGTCTAACGGTACAAGCTCAATGTCTATCTTACGCCACCGCTCGTTAACCTTCTGGTGTTGTTCAATGCGCCTTGCTTCTTTGAGCCTTCTCAAAGCCTGCCTTCGTGTGTGCTTATCATTGGCCGCCGTGATACCTAACTCCTGATCTAACTCTCGTATAGTAAACCAAGCAGATGAGTGGTTCTCTATCCACGACCTGATAGATCCAGATAAATTACGAGTCTCCTCTGTCTCGTTAAACACATCGCTTGCCATGTCTGACTGTACACTGGCACTGGTAGCGTAGCGTGATACGCTTTTGATTGTCTTGCGTAAGTCTTCTATAGGGTATGGTGGTGTACAGTTGTTGGCAAATGGCGTAAGCAGTGTTTCAATTATGTCACTTTGGATATGTTTGTTATGCAAGAACCCTGCTAGTGCCGCTGCTGCATCATCCCTGTATCCCTCAGTCACACCGCTGTATTCCTTTGATATCCAGTTAGGTTCTTCCTCTGTGCTTCTCTTGGGTGTATCCCCTGAGCCTTTCTCATGGCGTATCAGGACATCTGGAACGGTAAACAAAGTCTTTACCTTAGCCTCTGGATTCTTTATCTCATACGTCTTGCCCTCAACAATGGATGGCGGTGCAACCACATAGGTTTCATCATTGCGTATGTCAATTCCTGGTAGTATTCCTACCGCAGAGAGTAGTTCGGGAACATATTGTAAATATATGTGAGTGCCATTGGGAGTCTTTACTCGTAGTGTGTCCTGTGGAATCAAACCTACAAGCTGTTGTGCAGATGCCTTGCCTACCTCACCGTCTATGTCTATAACGGTTAAGTTACTTACATATCCACACCGTATCCCTACGTTATAATTGTTATCTTTCCACCATTCCCTGATTTGATTCAGGTCAGTAGTGGCTGATTGAAAGCCCCCACCGCCTGCTATTGCAGGGGCTTTGCTGTTAATCGCAACAGGGAAAAGGTTGTAGCCACGCAGTCTTGCCCAGTTGAGAACTTCCTCTGGTGCTGTCATTGTGCCAACCCCCTTTGTAACAATTGTCTTTCACGTTGCCTTCTTGCGTTGGCTCTGTTACGACATGGGTGGCAGGTGGTTGAGTATCCGTTGGTCTTGTAGTTATGACCACATACATCGCACACCGCTATATGCCTTGTGTGCAGGTCACATCTTTGGTGATCGTAGCTCTCTGAGATAAAGGTATGTACACCACCTTTTTGTGATATACAGGGACGCTCTTTAGGGTAGTCGTTGTGTTTAGGAATTCGTGCCAATCCCTGGGCTTTGCGTAACTGTTCAACTCGTTGCCTAGTAATGCCAAGCATTGCGGCGATATCTTTATCACGCATACCTTCCTTCACAAAGCGGGCTACGCTTGCACGGTTCGCACCGTGGTATGGTTTTATATCAGTTGATTCGTCTGCCATGCCTCGTGGTTCTCCTTCCAATGATTTGTTAGGTTGGTGAGTGGGCTACCTTGGGTTCGGTAGCCACACTCGGTACATACTAGTCAGAATGGATCGTCTTCTTCTGTCTCTGGTTCTGGTTCTAATGGAAGCTGACCGTCTAGTATTGGTTTGTATTTAAGGTTGAACATACGATCAGCCGACTTCGCAACTTGGTCAGCTATTTCGTCTAACGTCATTGCCCCATCCCATTCATATCGAGAAGCTAGGGTACTAATGTTACCAAACATATTCTGGTACATGATTCTGGCATCTCTCATGTAGTACTGGTCGTGCTGTGGTGTGCCATATACTACGTTGTCCTGTGTCGGTTGGGCTTGGGTCGGTGCAGGTGCAGGCGCAGATCCATTACTGTCGTTACCTACTCTGCGGAGATTCTGGAAGTACATCCAGTCCTGATCCCCCTCTTTACCGACATAACTTTGCTTACGGTTTCCTCTCTCCAGGTGAAACGTATAAGTACCACCTACTGCGACACCTTCAAGTAACGAGTTAAACACATTACCTAAAACTGTTGGAAACTGACCAATGCCACTGACTGTGACGCTTGATGTACCTTCCCTGTTTCCATCTTCAATTGCTGTTACTGTTACCTGGTGTGCCTTTGTTACTGGGTTATTATCTGGCATATTAGTTGTCCTTTTTTCTCTCGATTTTAATAGTTGGTGTGCCATATATTGCACTGTCCTCGATAACCTTTGCCACGTCATCGCCATACTTAGCTAAGGTTTTAAGGTGTGTGCGATTCCATTTCGCAGGTACTTCTACCATGTGAACAGGCGTGTATGCCTTTGCCATCATCTCAGGTGATATACCACGCTTCTCTGCCAATGCCCATATAGCCTGTATCTTATCGTTGTCAGTC